GAGCTTTCCATGCCAATTTTGCTGCCTTCTTTACGCGACATTTGGCCTGGCGGTATGCGGTAATCCGGCTGAATGATCGGTTCTTTTTTGATAAACCGACGCATATATTCGCTCATCGTCTGCAAGTTTTCTCGAGGCTGCGCGTTGGGCGCAGTCGCCGCAATGAATCCGGCAAGTTTGTCGAGGTTTTCGGGGCCATACACACGCTCGAATGATGAGCCGTGCATATCCCACCATTCTTTGTTCATGTGCTTGGATAGATAATCTCTGCCGATTGACGCCATTTCATCCATACGGCCAGCAAATTCGGGCGATTGGATAAATTGACGCCAGTTGCCTACGGGGAAAGACGCGCCTTCGCCTACGTTGTAACCAGCAAGTTGCCCCGTGCGTTCGCCAAATTTCGTAGCCTTGCGAATTTCGGTGGGTTCAAATCGTCGGGATACGTCCAGGTAGGTTTTGCCAGATTCTGGATCTGACCAAGTTCCCAGAAAATTCTCCGGCTGGCCAAGAGCCGCTTCGTTACGTTTTACAAATTCACCCAGCTGGCTTTGTGTTAACGGCTGCCTTGACTCCAAAACCATGTTTCGCGGATCGACGTTGGCGTATTTGCCCATCATCAACCCTTCTTTCGGGGTCGCGCCTGTTGGCAAATTGACCGAATAACCGCCTTTTTGTGTTGCTTCAATAATTGCTTCGGGAGTTGATTCTGCTGACTTACCTAACAACTGCGCGATGCGCTCGGCTTTTGATAATTTAACCAATCCGCCGACAACCGGCGCTGCTGACAAAACCGCCAAACCTTTGCCAACAACGTCGCCTTCTCGATCGGCGCGAATGTAATCTCGCCCTGCTTGAGGGTATTGCAACGGGGTAAACCCTGCCGCGATATCTACTGCGACGTCGCCAGCGTCGGTGCTTTGTGGCTGATCAAGGCTTGTTAATCGGCGAGTAGTTTCCGACGCGCGTTGACCAATCTGTCCGAAACTTGGGCCACGCTCTCCCTCTGCGCCAAATCTCTGGCCGTAATCATCTGGAGCCATTACCGGCACTTGATTTACCAACCTATTTCGCATTTCCTCGATATAGGCCAGCGCGTCAGCAAGACGATTACGGGGTTTTGCCATTATTTAAAACGCTCCAGCTTGTAAATCAACGTTGTAATCTCGGCAACGATTTCGTCCACAATGTTTTGCAGGTCAGTTTCCTGCGGTAAGTCGCCTCGGATACCCTTCACAAACGTCAACAGGCTATCGGCGTATTTTTTCGCGTCCGATTGAACCTTAAAACCTTCGGGATAATCCGCCAGCGGGATAATTCCCCTGTGTCCCTGGTAACTCTCCGCCCAACGGTCGGCAAGCCCCACAATATTTTCATAGTAGTGGCCCAGGGCTTTATGGCTCGCGTAGCTCGCCGTCTGCAAATGAAGGAAGTGCGTCGCGGTAGCTGAATGCAGCAAAACACCTACGAATTCGGCAGCGTCCTTGTGGCTCATTGCGGCGTTAACCTTAAATTGGGCAGGATGATTGCAGTCGTAGCATCTCCCAGCGCAAACCGCTCTGTCAACTGCCGTTCGGGCGGGTAAACCAAGATGCGATGTGTGAGATCAATTTGCATCGCATTCCAGACCCCTTTTTCGATTCCCTCAAAATCATCAAGGGTGATGATGGTGTTTGGCGTGAACAGGCGCTCGAGGTGCGGCTTGTCGTCCGGCTGTAGTCGCCCGTCCAGGTGTAACAGGTCAATTTTGCCATCTAATTTGCTGAACATTTCTGTGGAACTCCCGTGGTATTGCGTGATCTTGGTTGCGATCGGGAGTTTGAAATTGTGCGTCATGTCGCAGGTATGCGTTTCCGCACCTAAACGCGACAACACAAACGTTGATTTGCCGATATAGGTGCCAATTTCGGTTACCACTTCGGGACGGTAATAACGCACCACAGCCCAAAGTGCGATGAGCGAGGCGTGATTAGTGCTGCCGGTTTGGCGGGCAGGGTCGAGCTTTTCTAACCCCTCGATGATGTGCCAGGGCAGATCTGGCAGGTCAGCGAAAAGGGTGTCCCATATTGCACGGGATAGACGCTTTCGGTTCACGTTTAGCATATATTCTCCTGATGTTTGTCTTTTTCCACGTTGGCGACGACATCGCCATGCCTACCGCAATGGTCTTTTCCATTCGCGCCCACAACCCGGATGCGACCATTATCCAAGTCACAGACGGCTATACCCCTGTCGTGCCTGGCGTCTCGAGGGCGTTCGTCACCCAGGGCAATCGGCAGTATTTGATGCAATGGCGCACCAATGCGTTTGCCGAGCTGGGGCTGGTTGAGCCGGCGTTTTACATGGACACCGACATGATCGTGCGTCACCCGCTTAACGCCGAGGCGATCCTCGAGGGGGCAGTTGCCATGACCCGGCGCGAATTCAACCGTGATGCCGTCTTTAACCCGCGGCAACGCGGCCAGGACTTTAGCGAATACACCGGCAAGACCCTTGATGAGATCTACCCTTACGTCGGCTGCTGCACGATTACAGCTGATTGGGGCGTGTGGGCGGATCTGGCCGAGATGTATAACGTCCTGCCGGATAAGTTTCGCGTGTGGTACGGCGACCAGGAAGTGCTGCGGGAGTACGCCAAGCGTGTCCCTGTGCAACACCTCCCAGAATCGTACTATGCCTGCCTGCCGGAGTTTCTCGAGCAACACCCTGACCCTGCCATTGTCCATTACAAGGGCGCCCGTAAGGCTTTAATGCTCAACGGAGCTGCTCCGGCTTAATTGCAGCCAGGTATCGCTCCATCAGCTCGCGCACCGTAGCCTCGGGATCTCGAGCAACGTAAAACTCCCCGCGGGGTTCAAACACTTGCCGGAATCGCTCCTGGCTCGGGCGTAGCTTTCCTTTTTCGACTTTGATTTCGACCCAGCAAGTCCAAGGCACCCCGTCCGGCAGCAGCCTGACGACGAGCCGATCGGGAACGCCGCCGTTTGAGGCGAAGTCTAGAACGGTGAACCCTGCTGCGTGTAGCGCCCGGCCAATAAGGCCATCGTTCGCATCCCGCCTCGCCTTGTACCTCACGCCTTGCCTCGTTGATGCAGCGGCCTAACCAGATAATCCACCACGTTCTATTGCTCCGCTTTAACTCTGGCACGAAGTCTCTCCACAGCCTTTTCACCCCACAACTGGCGTACCAGCCCAATCGTATCTCTATCCGACAGCACGGCAGCAGCGCCAGCCTCTCGGATCAGTTCAGCGACCCTATCACGGTTGACCTCAACGCCTCTGGCTAACTGTGCGTCGTAGAACTTTAAGCGGTTTAGCGGGGATTCCTGTACTGCGGAATTCCACATGGCCTGATTGGAGTGGAACTGGTGTTCTAGGTTGTGACTGGGTTTAGGCTTTTCCGGTTGAGCTTGTTTAGTCGGAAAGTAAGTGAATTCATCTCCCATAAATCACCCGAACAACTGAAAGTTTTGGTAGGCAGCAATAGCGTCCTCCGACCAATGCGCTGCACTTGCGTGATGCTCTATCCGTTCCATCAGCACCACCGCCCTTGCATACCGACTTTTCGGGGCATACGACCCTTTCCAACGGGTATCTAACCCAACGTTGCGGGCGACGTTACAACTGTCAGCGGAAGCTAACGGCACTTTGCTGAACACGCCGGGGTCAAGCATCCGTAAGCCGTGCAACTTCACCTTGGGGCGTCCCTCGGCATCGCAAAGCACCCGCATCGCCTCGGCCAATCGCTTCCACCAATGATCGGTGCCAATTTCGGCAAACTGACCGGATGAACCCAGAGCTAGACGCGGCCATTGCATCAGCCATTCCAGATACTCAAGGCTTTCGTGAAAATGCCATACCGGAACCGAGCTGGCAGGGGTTAGTTTCCAAGCCTGCACCAACGCCTTGTTGTCCGACTCCGTACCGTCAATGCGGTCAGGGATTACGCACCAATCCACTGCTGGGTGCCGAATCCACCGTGCTGCCCAATCAGCGTACCCGTCAAAGTCGTAAGTTTTGCCCTGCTGCCAAGCACTAAAAGCCCCGTTGTCCAGCACGATTGACTGACAAACCTCGGCAGCAATCTCCAACTGCTCCGGGTGTTCGTAGCTCACCATTGCGTGTTTGCCAGTAAATGCTTTGATCATGTCCAACGTCGTAGACATGGGTGTTCCATGGTAATGAATCATGGAACGTGCTTCCAACGCTTTCGTGCCATTACGTCTTTCACGGCTTTTGGCGTAATGCCGTACTTACGAGCTAGAGCCTTATCCGTAAGTGCATTTCTTAACCGTTGTGCCTTTCTAATCTTCTTCACGATTTCAACGGTTATTGTGGCTAAAGGGTGATCTTCACCCCGTTTTCCCCATGACATATATAACCTCTCTATGGTTTAGAACTGATGACTGATGGTGAACTCTGCACGGTTGAGACGGAGTACGCCTAACGTGGATCGTGCAGAGATGAGATGACTGACGGAGCCACCCTGCTGTCGGCTACTTTTCACCGGATTGCTCCGGTTGCCATTTGCGCTTCCCGACGATACGCCGCGCACCCACAGGCTGGCTGCCCCGGTGTGGGTTTAGGGTCATCTTGCGCGTAGTTTCCCCGACCAAGATGCCCGAGTGGTTAGGCGTGGTGGGGTGGTTGACA